CACTGTATTGCCGAAGTATTATGATAATGATGGTGATCTTGCCCCATTGACGGGTGGAGAAGCAGTCATTCATTATGTGTTCTGGTCTGCGGCTGGATTTTCAATTCAGCTTGGTCAACACAATTACCGAGATTTTGCAACAGCATATAAGAATGCTGTCTATGATATGACTCATTTTGAGTTTGCTCCCGGTGCTGATGTTGCTGGAAGAAGTATTCTTATCGCTCAAATTGTAATATCAAAACATGCAGATGATTTTTATGATAAGTCTCTTGCTGATATTATCTCCATTATCAATGAAGAAAGTGGTAATACAGTCAATCCAGTTGATCTCACATTAGTTCCTCAATATCTTCTCAGAGCACATGCCGCAGAAGATTTGACTGCCGGTGATGAACTCTCTATGGATGTAAACGGAAACCTGCAACGGTATCCGGCCACAGGCGGAGAAGGATCATCTGAATACACTACAGACAATGTAATTATTCATGGCGCAATATTCCTTGATGCCGCAAGCAACCAAGGTGTTATTGGATGGGTGCCAGATGGATCATCAGAGATACATTTCAGAACTGCTCAAGGCAACCCGGATGGAAGCATCACATATTCTCCAATTTCTATATTATCAACTACCGGAGTACCAATCGACTTCAAAGTATGCAAAATTGATTCTACCAGGGCTGGTTATATCTGGATAGATGATAATGGAACACATCTTGGTGTTGTTGGAAATAACGGTATTGATTCCGCCCCTACACTTGGAACAACACAAATTCTTGTTGACATTGGTGAAAGTGCCGATTGTGCATGGGATGCAGACACAAGTAATCTTATTGGAGTATATAGTGAAAATGGAACTGCTGTTCGGAATAGATATTGCCCGATCAGTGGTATCAATGTTGAAGACCCACCACAAGCATCTATTTGGATGATGGATGGCACTGATGTTCGATGCACAACTGAAGGTGGTAATATCATCGCTGTAGCCACTCATAATGGAAGTTCTATATGGAGAGAAGCCGCATGGCGCAGACAAGTTTGGTGGCAAACTGGTAAATATGACGATCAGACAGACACAAAAACTGTCAATGATTGTGATAAGCATTGTGGTTTACAGGCGCAATCAGGGATCATTATGGCGCAATTTGAACATAATGGCATGATCCAGACATATCAGGCTCCGTATCAATCTGGTCGATCAATTGATGATCCATCCCCATATGATGATCCAATCGAAGGCAAACATGGTGATCTGATCAAGACAGAATCCGGTATTGGATATACTGCCATCCTGTCCAATGATAACAAGATCATGATATATGAAGGAACACTGCAAGGAACATACGAATATACCTACACATCAGGTTTCCAAGTAGACCCGATCAATGAATATATCCAAGCACTCATGTTCGGTTCAACTTTCGCATTTGGTGTTGGTTTCGACTATGCTGATGCCCGAAAGGTATATCTTATTAATTCCAGCGAGACTCGAACTGATCATTTTGTAGCTGTTGCCCCATATAATGCCGTTCAGGGACAGCGTGTATCTGTTGATATTGCATTACCTATCATCAGACTTCCAAGAGAGTATCCACCTGGAACTTTCTATTACTATGGTCCTTATAAATATCAAGTGATTACCCCTACTCAAGCGGTACTTATCATTGAATCAACTATTATGCAAAACGCACAGGTATAAGAATGAGCAAAAAAGTAACAAGTCCTGATATACTCGAAGACAGAATAGCCTTCATAAACTCAAAGACCATGTGGTTCTTTGTAGACATTATCAATGAAAGTTTGTTCACCAACAAGGTTGAATCTGATGGTCGGATTCTCGTTGAGATCAACTACAATATCAATGATAATCTTGTGGAACGTCTCATTGATCTTTATATTGCCGCAGGCTGGAAAGAGGTAAACGTGACTTTCACCGGGTCTGCATCTTCGTTATATGGCTCCACAATCTTTGAGTTTGTCCCACCGACAATTCTCATTGCTGACATCAAGAGAAGGCTCCGTCAATATATGTAATCCTTGACAATATGGGTCCGATGTTTTATAGTATCTCTATTGAACATTGGACCTATTTTATTTTGGAGGATACATTATGAAAAGTCTTATCGTTTCATGCATCATTGCGGTCTCAATCGTATTTGGTGGAATTGCCCACGCAGAGATGACCAAAACTGATCTGTATTGGCTTTCCAAGAACATCTATTATGAGGCCAGAGGGGAATCATTTCTCGGTCAGGTAATGATCGGGTTCGTTACTCTTTGCCGTCTTGAGGATGGCCGATGGGGAAACAGTATCAAGTCTGTTGTGACTGCTCCTCACCAATTCTCATGGTATGACAAGCACAAGAAAGCTATTCCCAGGAACAAGAAAGCATGGAACATAGCGAAGAAGGCCGCATGGTGGGCAGTGTTTGCATTCAGTGCCGTTGACAAGCATGACATCCTGTATTATCATAATAATACGATAACTCCAAGATGGGCAAAACGATTAGAGAAGGTCGTTGTCCTTGAAAATCACATATTCTATGAGAAAAAGGGTTAAATTATGATAATTACACGGAAATCATTTTCACAACGAGTGGAAGATATACTGATTGAGTCAGACCTGAATGCTATTGATGCTGTACTGGAAGCATGTAATGAGTTCAATGTCGATCCTGATATGACCAGCGATCTGATAAATGAACAGCTCAGGGAAAAACTCAAGAAAGCATTTACAGATTTACATTATCTCAAGAGAGATACGCACACGATTGTATGAAAATCATATCCGGGTTTCGTGTCTACCGGTTCTATATTACCCTCAAGGCACATTTCCAGGGAAAGGCAGATATAACAGCATTCGATTATAACCCATTCCGGTTCACATATGCAACATATCTCGATAACAAAGGACTCAACTACTTTGAGTGGTTGGCCACCAAACTAAGAGATGATAGTACCACTATCAACTTTTTCATAACAGCGTTTCTTCTTGACAATACACACACCATATATAGTATTTGTGATGACTATGAGACAATCCGGGAGAAGATGGAAATCCGTCTTGGTAAGATCGAAAAGATGGCCTACCACTTCAAGAAGGATTGTAAATATCTCATAGATGCTGGATGGAAATTTGATAAGGATATGGGCAACTTTCTTCTCAATCAATTTCTGTCCTCAAATATAGAATTGGAGACTTTCATAATTTTGAGAAAAATGTTCAATTTCTCCCTTGACGGATTACCAGACTATGAATATATTTACCGTGATATGTACGAGAGGTACGAACTTTTTTTCAGTATTGACATGGAGAAGTACAAAACAATTTTAGAGGAGGCTATCATGTAACACGTAATAAACCACTATAAACACGCAATAACAACGCAATAACAACGCAATAAAACGTAATAACCAAGAGGAACAAATGAGTTTAGACGAAATACGAAAGAGAAATACAGATGGAGCACTTGACCATCTTCTGAAAAGACTTGGCAGTACATCATTGGGCAAGACAGGCAATGATGATCAGGAAGTAACCTATTACCCGGAAAGAGACAAGAACGGCAACGGATCATGTATCCTTCGCTTTCTCCCTGGCCTTGAGTCTGAGGGATTCCCCTACTTTGTGGAACGCTTTCAGCACGGCTTCCAGGAGAACGGTAAATGGTTTATTGAGTTCTGCCCGACCACACCATCCATTGACGGCAACTGTCCAGTATGCGAGGACAACCGAGAGATCGTCAATTCCTATGGTGGATGGAAGAAATGCCCCGATGCGGTTCAGGCAATGATCCGCAGACGTGGCCGCATGAACGGCTTCCGTGCTGGTTTCTACTGTAATGTCCTGGTAATCACCGATCCAGCCAATCCCGAAAATGAAGGAAAGGTTCACCTTTTCAAATTCGGTAAAGGTATTATGGATATGATTATCGGCATGGCACAGCCAGAAGATGACGGCTTTGGCAACATCCCTGATCCGGTCAATGTCTTTGACCTGGAAAACGGTGCAAACTTCAAATTCATCATCAAGAAAAAGGATGGACGGGCAAACTATACCAAGAGTGAGTTTGAATCCCCATCTCCTTGCCCTGAGTTCGATGAAAACGAGCAAGTTCCGCTTCTGCCATTGGTTGATCCTGGTCTGTTCAAGGACTATGATACCCTGAAGGCCAAGTACATGAATGTGTTGGGAACCAAGGGCTCTGCCCCTTCTTCAGAACCACGTCAAGAAACACCTTCTCTGTCAACTCCACGGAATGATGCTGGACCGGAGCCAGATAAGACTCCTGCCGCTGAATCCGGTGCAGAGTTTGCTGAGAAAGTATCAGACGCAGGTGATGCAGAAGATAACCTTGCATACTTCCAAAACCTTGCCAATTCTGTTGATGTATAGGAATAGGTAGTCAGGTATACATTTCTGTATAAAATCGAAAATAGGGGCCATTTCAGAACGATTTGGCCCCTATTTTTATGCTCCGTAAGTTTCTACGAGTTGATTTGTTGCTCTGTCCGTATCGAATGCCGGAACTGGCATGGTGATATTTGTTGTGCTTCCACCAACCACAGTATTGTTATTTGATACCGCATTGGTGATGGCATTCACATTTGATGCCTGCTTCTCAACTTCAATTTCCTGTTTGGTATCAATAATATCCTGTGTCTTTTGGATATTCCTTACCTGTTCTGGATGGAATACATCATAAAGCCATCCACCAAGAGATTGATTCTGGCCACCAGTAAGTTTCTGAACCATCTTGTCTATACCCTTATTGATGATGGTTCCAACACCATATCCAACAGCACCAGCGGCACCAACAGCAAGAGCAGGAGCACCCAATGTTTCAGCACCAGCGGCAATTGCACCACCAGCTCCACGAAGAAGACCACCGGCTCCCCTAAGAAGGCCACCAGCACCCTTTCCGAGTTTAGGAAGGTTTTTTCCAAGAGACTTACCAAACAGGATATTACCCAGGATGCCGCCACCGGTAGCGGTAGCACCACCGAGACCGGCAGGAAGCATTTTCAGAATATTTTGCATACCTTTTGGCATTACCTTCTCAAGAAGTCCAGCAATACCAGTCTCATCTGATTTGCCCAGGCAATCACATAATTTCTTGATAGAATCATCAGCAATTACTACACCATCCCTGGTGATAGTATCAACAATAGTGGTCATGCTATTCTGAAACATCTCTGCCCGGTATGCGGCATCACTTGCTTTCTCTTTATCATAGATAGCGAGGGCTTTAGAATCCAAGGAGGGCTTCGCTTTGGGAGGACTCAGGAGTTTGTCAAAGTCCTCTTTGCAAGGGAGACATTTTTGGATGTCTGTTCTAAGGTCTTCAATGGCAACATATTCTTCTGCATTGAACTCTACAATCTCACGAAGAAGACCGATCTGTTCAATCTCTTTCGGTGTATATTTGCCAAAATTGAATGGAATGGTAGTGATTCCCTTCTCAACTCTCCGGTTCAATTCATCCATTCCATAAAGAATCTCTTGATTGATTCTCAAGTTCAATTCATCCATTCCATAAAGAATCTCTTGATTGATTCTCAAAAGATTGAGATAGAAGTTACCATTCTCATCTTCAGCAAGCTGTTCAAAACATTTACAACTTCCACTCTCACGAATAGCCTTCACAAGTTCAATATGCTGATCATGAGACTTATCACGAAGAATTTCAGAGGCAGTCTTAACAAACCTGTTATCGGTAACTTTCTTGATACCTTTATACAAGAAACCACCAGTCTTGCGCAGGTATCCCTCAAACCGTGTTCCTCTAATCTGTTCTAACTTGGAAATGGCAAACAATGGTTTAGCAACCATTCTGGCAAGGTCTGCCCGATTGGATGCAAGCCATTCCATAACCTTGATGATCTTCTTCCGTTCTTCAATACTCAGAAGTTTCTCGGTTGCCTCTTTCTGCTTGTTTACCGCTTCTGTTGTTCTCTCAGTTCGTTTCTCTTCAAACTTCTGTTCTTTATCGAACATCTGTTCTTGACGTTGCGCCTCTTCTTTCTGGCGGAACTTCTCACGATCCTTCTCATACTTCTCTGATTTCTTAGAGAATCCACTGAAGATACCCTCATCAGCTAATCTTTTGATACTGTCATACACACCGGTATAGACAGAATCTTCCATAACATCAGCAACAGAGTCGAATAATTTCTGTGTATCAAATCGTTCAAAACCAGCCAGCATACCACTGGATACAGAATCCCGAATGATAGGTTCAAGAGAACCAAGAAAATCTTTGGTAATAACTCCGGTATCTTCCTTCTTCTCTTCTCCAGTTTTCTGAGTGTCTACTCGCTGTTCAATTCTTTTGATATTACGTGCCTGAACAGAAAGTTCTCTACCGGAAATGAGTTTGAGCCTATCATTGTTTTGCTGTGGTGCTTCAATAGCACGTCTACGGGTCCATTCTTCCGGGAGGTTGGTTAGTGCTTTACCAAGGACCATACCACCAACACTACGTCTTCTATCAAATAATCCAGCAGGAGATTCTTTCAGTTTACCGGTATCAGATGTGAGAGTATACTTTCTCAACATACGTTCCCGGTCACTCATTTCCTCATCACGAGCAATTCGCTTCTCAAGAGATTTCTTTATGTTGTAATCTCTCTCGGCCCTGATCAGTTCCCTCTGTCTCTCCTTCTCCCGTTCAACTGCCTCTCTCTTCTGACGTTGATAATCACCAATAACACCACCAATAAAGGCAGGCACCATGGAATTGCCAAAAACAGAAGTAATAATACCGGCAATATCAGGCAAGTTCTCTCTGACCGCATTTGCAAGAAACTTTGTATTGGTTACTTTGGAAGAACGAACCACCTTAGCCGCCTTGGTGGTCTCCTTGATGATATTTGACAGTTCTCTCTTCTCTTCCTTGGAGAGAGCATTTGTCTGTTTGACAATCTTTCGATACAGCTTGACTGTTCTCTGTATCTCCTTCACTTCAGCCTTTGTTCTGGCCTGATGTATATCTTCGGTGATACTTTGAATTTTGTCAAGGTAATTCTGATAGGACTCAGTAATGCCCTTGCCGGTTCTGGTAAGACGCACTTCTGCATTAGCTGTCATTTTCACTATATTGGATTCAATATAGGACAGCTTTCTCTCGTAATTCCTGGTGAAGTGTTTAGCCAGAGTCTTGACTTGCTTTTCTACTTCCTGATTGACTTGACGAATCTCTTCCTCATCACGGAGAACACCAAGTATATTCTTGGTTGATCCTTGCGGTGCAGGTGTGTTTGATCCTCTTGGCGGCTTTGACATTTGTTATCCTCTTGCAGTCTTTCTCATTTACATCTTGCGGCTTTTCAATCTCTGCTGTTCTTGTTTCAATCTTTTTTGAATGAGCGCAAGGTAAATCTCACGCTCATACGGTAGCATATTCTCTATTTCAGTGAGAGAATAGTTATGATCTGAGATAAGAACCGAGTTTGTTTCATAATAATTGTAGATGCTATCATGAGAAAGACTCATTAGAAAAAATCGACAATACCCTCAAAGGTGTAACTATCCTTATGGCCACACTTAGGGCATGTGTACTCGATTTTATGGGTTAAATTTGGCATCTTATCAAAGAATTTCTCTTTGATTTCAAGATATACATTGTTTGGAATGGACTCAATGAACTCCACCAGCTCTTCACGGGGGGTTTCATCAGCATTCCATACGTTATCGTCATCAAAAATAGTATCAACCAATCCTACCAGCAAATCTTTGTTGGTAAAATTCTCATCTTCAGAGACATCAAGAATCATGTCAATGGTTGGGAAACGAAGGGTGATGCCGATTTTCTTCTTCTCATCCACAACAAAAGTATTCTTAAATCCTTTATCAAACTCTACCTTGATCTTGCTGATGTCGATGGTTACTGGAATAAGACCACCGCATCTCTTTGGTTCACCTTCGTCTACCGGTGGAATCTCATTCATACATCGCATTTCCAGTTCAACGATTTCCCCAACAGATTTTGATCTCAATTGCAGGAACAGGTATTCAATATCAAAGATAGCCAGAGCATCAGGATCAAGTTTTTCAAAAGAACAAACTCTGATGATGTCTTTCATGGCACCTGCGATTTCTCGTGGGTCTTTTGATTCCCGGATAAGCATAAGAATGGACTCTTCCTTGATACGGAAAGGGCGCATTTTTACAGGTTTCTTTGTAGAAGGAACCTTTGCTGTGAATGTTGGGGTACTGATTGTAGGTAATGACATAATATTCTCCTTTTTTACCTTGATGATTTTATTTCATAGCTGTGATATGACCAATTTATAGTGACCTCAATGGGTTCTTGTGTGTCATACCCAAATTCTATATCAGACATTCCGTTGGGATATGCCTCATAGAATACTACATTTGCAGTCAATTTGTCAGTGAGATCATATATATTCAACTGTACCTGTCCTACAATATCATTGTAATAGGCCATCCTGAATGATGAATCACCACCAACCATACGAATCCATCTATGGAAGATGTTCGCTTCTTCGATATATTTATTCAGATAGAATGACATTGTAAGGTCATCAAACAATTCTTCATTCGGTATCTTTCTCTTAGGACCAATGACAGAATGCTCAAATGATCCTGTGGTATGCCCCGGAATATTGCATCGGTTACAGTTCATCAAAATGTTTTGCTTGATGTCTACTGGTCCAGTAATGATCACTTCATACCTATTCGGATGAAGTAATGGATTGTCTGCAACATGAGATGCTATCTTTTGTACACTGAATCTGCTCATCTATACTCCTCTTGCGATTTTGAGACTATCTGCCCATACCTGCGTGATTGGAGCCTTCTTGAACTTGGCAACCGGTAACATGATTGCTTTTGGCCAATCCGTGAAAGGTATAGGGCGTACTGCGGTTGTTGTATGCGTCATCAGGTATCGTTTGAAGCATGGTTTGAATAACCGGTATTTTGCCGCAGATGACAACATGGCATAATTCAACTTGATTCTTGATTTATCAGTCAACCGGGTATCATTCATATTCTCCATCAGGCGAGTGATGAGAATTTCCCGGTGCTTTGGTGGAAGATAATGAAGGTTTAGTCCATGCCAACCATCATCAAGACCCCGGACCATGAGGATCAACGGGAATACATCATAGTATGGTAGAGTGTCTTTCGTTTTGGGGTTGTATCCATAGAAGAACATCCGGCCTATATCCAGAGGCGCAGGAAGACGAATCGGCTTTTCTTTCCGTGAATACCATCTCAGTTTCAACCGGTCCGGGATCATGTTTGATATACTCCACGGATTTGCCATAATATCCTTTATCTGATCCTTGAACCATTTCTGTGATTGTCTTACGGCATCAGGGGTTCTTACTGTATCAGCTACGGAAGATGCATCAGCGGCCCCAAGATCACGTTCCAGCTCTTTGGCCAGCCGTTTCAGTTGGAGTGCATGTTTCTTAGGATCATCACTCCATTGAATCTTGTTTATATACCGTTGGATAAGCTCATCTTTCGTTTGAGCATTGAGTTCACCCTGGTATCTTCTTGGTTTGATAGACATCTATTTCTTCCGTCTCAGTTTCTTGGTTGATCTTCTCTTGCTTGGTGTCATTATCTTGATTCCCATTTCTTTTAGATTGTTCTCATTCATCACTCTAAATTTCCATCCCTTTTTATTACAAAATGTCTTAGCGGCTGACCATTTTGACCTATTTGTTGCATATGTCTGTTCTGCAAGAATGAAATTCTTTGTTCCTTTCTTTCCTTTAGGGGGTACACACTCAGTGCTCGGTTTTATCTCGATCAGATATTCCCGTCCATCAGCAAACTTCACAAAGAAGTCCGGGAAGTACCTGCGATTCTTTCGAGTACCAAGATCAAAATATGGTATCGAGATCGGTTCTATACCCCACATAACCACGGCATTGTTATTATCACACCACCGGCAAAACAATCTTTCCCAGGATGACCGATAATGAACATTGTCGAGGTCTCCGATATATTTATCCGGGTTCTTTACTCTATAATTACCCGTATATGTCTTTCTTTTTTTCAAGGCAATCTCCTTGTATAAATAATGATATAGTAATATTTATACCGATCAAGGAGATAGAAATGACAGTAGCCGGACTAATGAATACACCAAAATACAGCCGTAATGTGATACGGGTTGGTGATGTACAAACAAATGCGCCATTTACTGTATTGAATAGTGAGCTTGGTACTGTTATTCAATTACCATTACCACTAAATCTCACGTCCAATATGAATGCCGATTGGCAGAATGAAGAAGTTGGATTAGTGCGCTATCATCTCATGCACAACAAAGAAGCCATAAACAATGCAGAACTGCCATCAAGTTTCAAAGATATGATAGCATCTATGCGTTCTCTTGGTTCAACACTAATGGATAAAGCCAGCAGTATGGCTAAGAATGATGTTGCGGCAATCAGGGCAAGAACACGGTCCAGAAGTAAGATTGGTGGATTGAAAATAGCCAAAAATCCAAGAATTGAGATGATGTTCAACGGTATGCAGTTCAAGTCATATTCCTTTGATTTCATGCTGGTGCCAACATCACAACGAGATTCCGCTATGATAGAAGAAGCTATCAAGGAAATTCAAAAGGCATCGGTTCCTACTCTTCGTGGTGAAAAAATGTTCATGGAATACCCGGAGACCTGGAATATCAAATTCATGGCCGGAGAAAAAGACGGAAACCGATATATCATGAAGATCAATGAGTGCTGTTGCACCGGAGTAACTATCAATTATACCCCGACCACAGAATCATTTAATATGCATGAAGGTAATGCTCCTCTTTCTGTTGAATTGACCCTTGACTTTACCGAGATATTCATTCCAACAAAAGAGACAATCGAAGAAGGATTCAGCGGATAGGAGATATACATGGCAACATCAGATTTCTATAAATATGAAACCTTCGGTGAGAAGAGCAAATTCTTCTTCAATGGATTCCCATACATTGACTATGACATCCTTGGAAATGGTGAGAAACAGAAGATCAAGAACTTCTTCAAAAGGTTTGATTTCCGAGAAAAGATCAGGAAGATGGGGTCTATCTATACAAAATGGGTTGTCCGAGAGGATGATACCCCGGAAGTTATTGCCCATAAACTGTATAATAGCACTCATTATTACTGGATAGTGCTCATGATCAATAAAATGCATGATCCATTCTTTGATTTTCCCCTCACAGAAAGGGAATTAGCCGAATATGTAGAGAAGAAATACGGGTTGGAAAACAAATATGCTATCCATCACTACGAAACAATAGAAGATGCCGCAGTCGGAGCACTCCCACCAGGGATCATTGTTGATAAATACTATCCACACGCAAAACAGGAAATTGATAACTTCCAATATGAAGCAAAGAAGAATGACGAAAAACGTCACATCCTTCTTCTGGAACCACAATATCTTGAGCAAGTCCTGGAAGAACTGAATACAATCCTAACATCCAATTTCACGAGAGTCAAATGAAAAAATTCAAAGAAGTAATTAATGAAGATCATGTTGATGTAAAAGACATGAGTGATGTTCAATTATGCCGAAAGGGTATGGTTGAAGAGATCAAAGCAATCAATCTGTATGAACAAATGGCCGCACAGGCTACTGATGCACGAGTAAGAGAACTTTTACTTGACATTGCCGAAGAAGAAAAAGTCCATATGGTTGAGTTTGAGGAATTGATGGAAAGGCTTGATCCAAGTTGGGAAGAAGTAGAGGAAGAGGGAGAGCAGGAAAGCGAAGATATGTTCGGCCCTGAAAACGAGACTGAGTAATGGCAACAAAGGACCATAGGGGATATTTTGCCCCTGGCACATACAACATAAAGAAATTATATCTCAGAGATCATGATGTTGATTTCCGGTTCAAATTCTTGGAAGTCAATATCTTTGAATCCATCTTTCAGCCTTGTATGACTGCAGATATAACCCTTCTTGATGCCGACAATATGGTAGCAAACCTGCCCATTGTCGAAGGCGATGTTGTGGAGATTCATTTCACCCTGAATGAAGATGATAAGATTCAACAGAATATCTATCAGGATGGTGGAGAAATCAAGTGTGTGATGGAGGTAATAAAGATTACATCCCGGATCAAGGTATCGAATCAGGATGTGCAGACATATAACCTTCGTCTTGCCTCTATCGGATGGTCCAACAATGTCAGAACAAGACTCTCTCGTGGATACAAAAAGAAGAAATATTCCGATGTAGTAAGGGAGATATTTCAAGACAAATTTCAGATGCAAGGTGCTCTCGGTCTCAAAGGTAATGGGAGTGAGTTCACTGAAAAAGACCTCAAGGATATTGAGATTGAAGAAACACATGGGTCTTATTCATTCGTTCTACCCCGATGGAAACCGATTCAGTGCTTCAACTGGTTGGCTGGCCGGTCTCAGTCAGGCAAAAATAAGAATGCAGTGAATTACTTCTTCTATGAGGATAAAGACAAGTTCAATTTCGTTACTCTGGACTCTCTCTTGCAGAAAGATGGTCCTACCTATTTTGTGAAACTTGAGAACATCAAGAAGGAAGACATCAGGAACTATTTCAATATCTATGACTATTCCTATGAGGATACCGGTGATGTTCTCATAAATGCTTCTTCTGGTACATTCGGGTCACGTCTCATTGTACACAATATGGTGACAAAGGAAGTAGATGATCACTTTCCGCAGGGTATGTGGTCTCTTGAGTACAATATCCACGGATACCCGGCAAATCAGGATGAATTTGGGACAATAGGTGTTGACCGATTTGGATACAACTCAGAGTTTGGGAAAACAACTCATACTGATCAAATTCCTCTTATCCCGGAAGATGTTGGTGATACCCTCTCTCAAAATCCAGGAAATACCCGGTTATTGGTCCATTCTACGCACCGGTATAAGCATGATGGAGAAAAGACCAACCATCCAGAACAATGGATGAGACAAAGGATTATGCAAAAGCCACAATCAAAGTATATCCGCATGACCATAACAACCATCGGAAACTTTGATCGAAAGGCCGGAGGTATTATCAATATTGATCTTCCATCACCAGAAGAAACAAAGGGAAAGAAAGACAAGAGACTCACAGGCAAATATCTTGTCACATCAGTACGTCATATATTCAAGCCAACTAAGTATGAGACCGTAATGGAATGTATGAAAGACTCATTCGCAGGATAACAGATGTTAGAACGTCATCATATTACTCCAAAATGTTTACTAAAACATAAAAATAAGGAGTTTATAGAAGACCCTCGAAATATTGCATATATAGAACATAAATATCATGTAAGTGTGCATAAATGGCTATTTATACTTACAGGCGATAGAGGGTGTGAATGTGCATGGAATGGGATGAAAACTGGTAAATTTAGATATGATTGGACAGGAGTTACAGGAAGAAAAGATACATTAGAGACAAGAATAAAAAAGTCTCGTGTACGAATTGGGATGAAATTTTCTAAATCTCATTGTGAAAACATTAGAAAATCAAAAATTGGTAAAAACAATAAAAGATCAAAACAATGGTTTATAAATGGTCATTTATTCTATTCAGCATACGAAGCTGCCAGATTCTTTTCTGTAAGTGATGCCACCATAAAACGCTGGTGCAATCCACAAAGTAAATATCACACACCTTTATGTTATAAGAGGGGGTGACTAAAATTTTTGATACAAAATCGACTCACAGACTCGGTAATGATGGGTTCTATTGGTTCATCGGAGTCATAGAAGATATAAATGACCCGTTACAACTCGGAAGGGTACGAGTCCGTATTCTTGGCGACCACACACAATCAAAGACTCTCATTCCTACTGATACCCTTCCATGGGCATATCCTGTCAATGATATTCATTCTGCATCCATGCAAGGTATGGGCAAATCTCCTACCGGCTTATTCGTCAAAGGAGCATGGGTATTTGGTTTCTATATGGATGGAATGGACAAGCAACAGCCAGTTGTTATGGGGTCACTTGGTGGTATCCCTGAATCTATTCCATGGAAGCCAAAGAAGGCTGATGAAGAAGGTGAAGGCAATCTTGAAGAAGATGATCAGGTAGAAGTCGGTTTCCAAGACCCGGATATGAAATTTCCTATGGGTCATGCCATCTTTGAACAAGACACTAACCGACTGGCCAGGAACACACCAAAAGATCATGCGGCAGAAATTCCAGAAGATTTAGTTCCTAAACAGGAAGAGATGATAGAGGGTGGACTATGCCCGAAGAAACCTGTTTATGCCAAGAAGTATTATGACAAGTTTGATGAAGCCTTTGTCCGCAAGTTTGCTCAGGGAGAATCCTCTAAACTGGTCTGTGATGATTCTGTTGTCGGTAATACTCAATGCAAGAGTGGCACCAAAGACCTCAAGGTTCAGGACAAGAAGGATGAGAAATGTCAATACTTCTTATTGAACAATGATCATCCGTTCACTATCTACAAGTTCATAAACCGGGAACGATTTGTTCCTATGGCCAAGCCATTTGCTGATCCGATGCATCAAGAGCATTGGCATGAACCAGATAATCCATGGGCGGCTCAATATCCATATAACATGGTATGGGAAGGATACCATGAGGAAGGGTCCACCACAATACAGAATCCAGGCAACCCGGATGTATCAGAGGCGTATTGCTATAATAAGACCATCGAAGACTATGATGGTTCCGCCAAAGAAGGCATATTCAGAAAGCAGAAGTGTGGTATTGGATCATGGGGTCTTGGTGAGGAATGGGACAACACACCAGGAAATCAAAGGTATCATAGATTCCACCCGGCTGGCAATTATTTTGAGATTGACAAAAAAGGTAATGAAGTCAGAAAGATATATGGTGATGGGTTCGAGATAAATGTCCAAGACAAGAGCATCTATATCAAAGGTGATTGGAATATCACAGTTCTTGGAGACAAGAACGAATTGATCATGGGTGATTATAACCTGCAGATCATGGGAGATCAGAACACAGATGTCCGTGGAGACATAAAGACCCATACCGACCATAATCATTCTCTCCATGTCCGAGAAGATAGAAAACTTACCATAGATGGTAATGATACCAGACGAATAGCCGGTGATAGAAACACATCCATTCTCAAAAGAGATTATATTGAATCCGTTGATGCTGAAAGACGTGCAGATACCATTATCAGATATGGTGCAAAATCCATATATGATGAAGGGTTTATGGAGTATAAACTCAAGGTAAATCAAGCACTTATTGAAATATGTGAGTTGAAGTCTCAAATTGACAAGTGGACAAGTGAAATTACTACCATGGATGAGACCGTGGTTGACTATACAGAAGAGATATTGAACCTCACTTCCACCATCGGAATATATGATGAAACTGTAACCACACATAATGAAACTACTGGTACTCTCACTATGAATACCAATACCCTGGATGAGACTACTGAGCACCATACAGAAACCAGTAAAGAATATTCAGAGTTCAGAGAGACATATTACGGTTGTGTTGAGGATTGGGAACTTCATACAGATAAGTTCAAAGTTTACTATCAAACAGAGATGCAAATGGAACAACAGGCTTTTGCTTGTATGACCGGTATCACCGATCCAACTATACCAATACCAGAAGCACCAGTAGTAGAAGCAGTTGTCTTTGATGAGAAGGCACACTACCCGGAAACAGATGGATACCAGCAGTGCTTGAGAAAGTATAATGAATGTGTAGAGGCCACTAAAGCCGCCTGTATGACCACTCTTGTTGATCCACGAACATTGAAGGAGTACACCCGCATTGATTGGGAGAAATACCATGCATCTATCAAATCATGCCATGAATCATACATGCAATGCATAGAAGCAAATACAGGCAGTGAATGTGATATTTGCTCTCCTGAACCGGGAGTTCTTGAATGGGAATGCATACCATGTCACGATCCAAACTGTCCACAAGATGATAAGACATGGGAATTTTACAACTGTGAATGCCAATGCGAACACTCACCAAAGGAAGAAAAGAAAATTGATCCGTGGGAGAACTGCGAAAGAGAGGAACCATAATGTACGACTGGACCGAGAACTACTTCACCAAAGAGAAGAACTTAGCACGGAAAATTGTTGACTTGAATTATATCTTCCAACCACATCCAATATCAAAGGATATATCGGTCACAAAAGATGTAGAGGCAATTCGGCAATCTATCAAAACTCTTGTTCTCCTCAACCATTATGAGAAGCCATTTCACCCGGATATAGGATGTGACATATACCGTTCTCTCTTTGAACTCTTTGAAGGAAGATTCACTTCTGATATGGTCACAGAGAATATCTATAAGATCATCCGGGATTATGAACCACGGGCAGACCTGCAAGATGTAAAGATTCATATGGACAAAGATAATCATTCCTTCTATATAACCATTTACTTTGTGCCTGTAGGAACTGTAAACACCGAGAAAGTTGATATTTTCTTGCAAATTTTGAGATAAATAATATAAAATCAACCATAAAAGAAACCAATGAGTACACAGAAATCAGCAACACCCGTAACTGAACTTGATTTTGATTACATCAAACAAGATATAATCAATTATCTGAAAGGCCAGGATGAGTTCAGTGATTATAATTTTGAAGGCAGTGCTATGAATATCCTGGTGGATATTCTTGCCTATAATACTCACATGAATGCTTTCATGGCCAATATGATGGCGAATGAGATGTTTCTTGACTCTGCGAGTATCAGACAGTCCGTTGTCTCAAAAGCCAAGGAGATAGGCTATATTGGCCGCTCTTGTCGGTCATCAAAAGCGATAATCAATGTTATTGTAAGAAATGTTGCTGATGCTCCTCAAGAGATATTGCTAAAGGCCGGTACTGTATTTGATAGTAAGGGCGGGTATGTATTCTCTACCATGAGAGATTATCTTCTTTACCCAACAGCAGATGATAGTACAGTATATAGAATCAATGATGTCGAGATATATGATGGCAACTACATGGAATTTCACTATGAAGTTGATGATTCTGATCCAGAACAACAATTTATCATACCGGCAGAGACTGTAGACACAACCACATTACGAGTTTTCATACAACCAGATAAGACTTCATCCGAGATTGAAGAGTTTTATCTGAATGATGACCTCAACCGGTTGAAACCTGATAGTCCTGTATATTTTCTCCATGAACATCCAGAAGGATACTACATCGTTACATTTGGTGATGGTGTTATCGGCAAAAAGGTTATCAATGGTAACTATGTCACATTATCATACATCATTTCTGTTGGTCGAGAAGAAGCAAACTATAACGAAGTCTTTTACCCGGTAGAATCCATTGATGGATATAATGATTATTACGTGGAGACAGTTGAACCGGCATTTGGGGGCGGAGAGAAGGAAGATATTGAACACATCAAACTTTTGGCTCCCAGGATGTTTCAGTCCCAACGCAGAGCAGTCACCATTCAGGATTATGAAACATTTCTCCTTCATGACTATCCCTGGATTGACACAATCAATTCGTGGGGTGGTGAAGATAATGTTCCACCGATCTATGGAAAGGTATTCTTTGCTATCAAACCAAAGCATACTGAGTTTATATCAGATCGGCTGAAGGAAGAAATCAAGAATGACTTGATCCAGAAGTATAACGTAGTTACAGTTGTTCCTGAAATTATTGATCCCGATTATTTGTATGTCATTGTAAATACAACAGTATATTACAACAAGACCAGAACAGTTCTTGATGATAGTCAGTTGCAACAAAAAGCAATAAATACCATTTACGGATACTTTGATGCAACAACAGAGAAATTCAAGCTGGATTTCAAATTTTCCCCATTAGTTACCCGGATTGACAATACTGATCCTTCCTTTGATAGTTCTCTCAGTGAAGTCTACATGGAAAAGAGAGTGTATCCATTGACAAATGCCCTGCAGACATTCGATATTCAATTCAATAATGCTATTGAAAAGGGGACCATAGAGACCACATTTTTCAATACAGAAGATGAAAATGTTGCTGGCATTATTTACCAATCAGTGATCAAGGATGATGGTAATGGAAAACTGTATCTCTACTGCCCAAAAGAAGATGTTGTTCTTGATTCAGATGTAGGCATGGTTGATTATACTTCCGGGGCTGTAAGCATAACCGTATTCCCATATGCATTACCCATTGATACCCGTGATATTCGCATCTATGCAAAACCAATGCACAAGAATATCAAATCTGGATACAATCAAATCATTGTACCTGATGAATCACCGGAGAATCAAGCAGTAAACCGCAGACAGGGAGTAACCGTAACAATGGTTCCTACAGAGGAATACTAATATGAGAGATTCGTCAAAATTCATCAGCACACAAATTGAGTCACAAATACCGCAATTTATTCGGTTATCATACCCGAATTTTGTGCTGTTCCTCAAGAAATATTTTGAATGGCTTGAACAAGAGGGTTATCCATATCACTATCTGGCCAATGCGCTTGATTTCAGTGATGTGGACCGAACTTCTCTTGAGTTTCTTGATAAGTTCGCCAAGAACTTTCTCGATCCAATGCCAGAGATCATCTATGACCAGAACAATATTGCTACTCTTGTAAAAAATATTGAGCAATATTACTCTGCCAGGGGATCAGAAAAGGCATTCAAGTTCATGTTCAGGCTGTTTCACTTCAAAGATGATCCAGACCATGACCTTGAGTTCTACTATCCGTCCAGAGATATTCTTCGGGTATCTGATGGTAAATGGGTCAATGAACAGAGCTTGAAGATTATTGACCCACCAGAAGAAGCAAAGGAATGGAAATCTGGTCTCGCTATCGGCAAAACTTCCTCAGCAAAAGCAGTTATTGATTATGTAAAGATGTATGAATCTGATTCAGGAGTAAAGATTGCTGAAGTATTTCTTATGGAATTTGACATTTTACATCGGCCAAACAAATTTCTGATTGGCGAAGATGTTGAGATTACAACTCTTGATGGTATTGTATACACAGTCATCCCGGAAAGGGTGTTCCATGATATTGAAATAACCAATCCAGGCAAATGGAATGTAGAGAATCAACGAATCAAGATCGAAAACTCCGGTGCGGGTGAAAATGCCAGGGCAGTGATCAAAACAGTCTCTTATGGAGATGTGACCGGTTTCACCATTCTCAATCCAGGAGAAGGGTATGCCGTTGGAGAACGAGTTCATACACAGAGTTCTCATGATTTCGGTATGGGGGCATACGGCAATATATCAGAAGTGGATCAAAATGGGGGCATTTTGGCCATAAAGATGATGTCCTATGGGTATGGGTATAGACATGATCAAAAAGTCGTTATAGACACCCAAAATGGCCTCAAAGCCGATATTATAATAGAAGGAGAGGATATAGGAAAGGTAGTAGATACTGAAGTGAGAGATTTTGGTATCAATTATCAAACCGATGAGACCACTCTCATATTCAATACCGTTCTCCGTGTCCATGATGTGTTTATCGGATGGGAGATTGGTGAGAAAATTTCCTCACTCAATGGAGAAGGTATTGTTGAATACTGGAACCCTGATAGCAGTGTTGTATCTGTTCGTATGCTCTCCGGTGAGTTCCAACAAGGAGACAATATCAATGGTGATCGAGACGGTGGTGAAGCCATTGTCTATGATGTGAACCGGGCAGAAGGAAGACTCATTGAAGGGTGTGTTTGCTCCTATGATGGGAAGTATCTCAATATGGACGGTCAAATCTCCGCATTGAAATATATCCAGGACTCATATTTCTTTCAAATGTTCTCATACTTGGTTGAGACAAAGAAGGATAAAAGAACATGGGAAGAATACGTCAAAAATGTCCATCCTGCTGGTACAATCGGATTTGCCCTCAATGACATCATTATCAAGTATGAGAAAGACTTGACATCAGGAAGGATTGGACCATACATCGACACAACAGAATACTTCAAATTCAGATGGGATGCTCAACCATTCCACGGTGGCTATATAAATAATACAGGAGCAACACAGATAAAGCAATACAAGGATGATACCATTGACGAAATTGCAAATATCAAAGAACCTCAACTTGACAAGAACTGGTTTTGCTTCGGTTCAGAAATAAAAATCACCAATAATCTTCAATCACCAGATGAGTGTATCAAATGAGTGCAACCATTACAATAGACAGTAGAATAGAATTTGCAAACAGATTCATTACCGATTATCTGGATAGTATTGATCATCCTGCCCATTTTTATATTGGAAACACAATACCATGGGACGATGAATACAATCCTGATGTATCTGATAGCTCTGATAAGCAAATAGACGATCATCTTCTTTATCGTATCTTTATGAAGAAGCTGACAAAAGATAATGCTGTCTTGGCCATAAAACGGTTCAACTGGAAAAAATGGACCACATATACAGCCGCATACTTTGATCTTGACTTCTATGATTATCGTAATTGGGTAAACCCGGAGAGTCCTTTTTACATCATGAACAGTGAAGGGAACATCTATAAGTGCATCTTCAACAATAATGAACAACCATCCACTGTAGAACCCATGGGAAGACCAACAGATTATATCAAATTAACTGATGGATATATCTGGAAGTTCATGTTCAACATATCCGATGGAACAACCCCAGGGAAGCCTTTTGATGTTGCCGATGTATTCTTGACTGATACATGGATACCGGTTCCTAATAGAGATGATTGGAAAACAACCGCACATCTTGACGTAGAATCATCAGCAAAACCGGGAGAAATCCCATTCATTAGAATGGATAATCCTGGAAAGAATTACGAATCAAACACAAAGATCATTATCAAGGGTGACGGTCAAGGAGCAGAAGCAGTACCAATCATTGAGAGTGGTCAGATCAAAGAGATTCAAGTGACCGCTGGTGGTGTTGGATATACTACAGCAACAGTTCATATCTATGGTGTTGGCACAGAAGCAGAAGCATCCGCAATGATCTCTCCACCGGGAGGACATGGATCAGATGCAGTACGGGAACTTGGAGCATCTTCTGTGGAGATAAGCACCATCATTCTTGAGGATGAGGATGGAGTAGCCCCGGTAATGGGAACATACCGAAATTGTGGGATAGTTCGTGATACTTTGAATGTTATTGGAGAGAAGGTATCTGATGAAAAAGTTAGCTTTCTTTCTACCCTAAATATAAATGATGCTTCGGGAACTTTCGAGATCGGTGAAACTATAATCGGTGAAGAATCAGAAGCACGGGGTCTTGTATATTATGATCCAGGTGGAGAAAACAAAGACATCTTTGCCTATGTCATCTTTGATGGGCCTACCGGAACATTCATTGATGGTGAAAGAATCCATGGACAAAAAACCGGTGAGGTCGGCCTGTATAACGAATTACAGAGCGATCTCTCTATCATTGACAACAATACCGGAATGATTGTTTACAAAGAAAATATCTTATTCATTACAAGGCGAAAAATTCAAACAGAGAAATTCGTTTTCACTATAGATTTCTAAGGAACAAATATGTTTAATTTCAATACAGCACCATACTTTGATGATTTTGATCCGAATAACAGATTCTACAGAATCTTATTCAGACCATCCTATGCCGTTCAAGGTAGAGAACTTACCCAGGCACAGACAATTCTTCAACATCAGATAGAATTGTTTGGTGATCATATCTTCGAGCAAGGCGCAATGGTCATTCCTGGTCAGATTACATTTGACCAAGATGTTTCATATCAAAAGATGGTGGCCACATACGGCAATCCGCCAGATCAAACATTTATCAATCCAGAAGAATTTTTAGGACAAGAGATTGTTGGTGAATCTTCTGGTGTGACCGGTACAGTTGTTAATGTTGCTCCTTATGAAGATAATGATAATCCTTTGACCTTCTTTGTCAAGTTCAAAGATTCCGGTAAGGATATGAAGTCCATCGGCTTTTGGGATGGTGAAGCTGTATATCGTAAGAACGAGCCTCAGATACGTGCAATAGTTGAAGGCGATCTTCACGAAGACAATCCAACATACGAAAGCGCAGGGAAAGCGGCAATCACTTCCATTGAAAAAGGTGTATACTACTTCAATGGCATCTTCTTCGAGAATGATGCACAAAGCATCGTTGTAAGCAAGTATGATCCAAACCCTACCTGTAAAGTCGGACTCCGCATCTTTGAAGAAATCATTACTCCCGAAGATGATCTCTCTCTTACAGACAACGCAATGGGTGCTCCGAACTATGCGGCTCCTGGTGCTCATCGGTACAGAGTAACACCACGTCTTGAATGGATCGGCATTGATGATGACCCAGGCGATAATTTCATCATTCTGCAGATCATCAAAGGCGGAACCCTGATCAAAGAAATTCGTACAACCGAATACTCAGAACTTGAAAAAACATTTGCAAGACGCACCTTTGATGAATCTGGCGATTACACTGTAAATCCATTCTCTATCCTCATACGTGAGCATTACAAGGATAATGATGATGAGAGATACAAAGAAGGTGTAAACTATCCACCAGACGGTGACAAAACAAAACTTGTCGCAGAGATGGGTATTGGTAAAGCATACGTTCAAGGTTACGAAATCAATATGATTGCTAAATCTCATGTTGATATGAGAAAGGCTCGTGATTTTGAAGTTGCGAATAATGCTGTTACCAACTTCTCTCTTGGTAATTATGTCATTGTACAGAATGTACACAACGTACCACGAATTGATGAGTTTGGCAAGATTTATCTTTACGGTTCTGTATCCACTCCCGGCACCAATAATGGAGATAAGGTTGGCGAGTGTAAAGTTCGCTCAATCAAAATGGTAAGAAATACATTCTATCTGTATCTGTTTGATATAAAGATGGATGATGGTTTCTTCTTCGAGCAGAATGTAAAATGGTTCTATGACTCCAACGGTAATGGAATCAATAACTTCACCTGTGAACCGGTACTTGAAGATGGTCTTTGTACACTCAAAGATACCTCTCATAATACCCTTCTGTTTGAACTGCCAAACAGGACAGTCAAAACACTGTCTGTTGGTGGAGCTGGTATTGATACCAACTACTTCTCAAACAGAGCATTCTTCAATACTGGTATCACCAGCAATACAGCAACCCTGGTAGCAAGAGACAATGAAGTATTCCAGCAAAATATCACTGAATATTTGATTTGCTATACCTCAAGTGGCCAGGAAGTAACAGATGCCACTTTCAACTTCACTGGTATTCCTACCGGTAAAGTTCTTGAGATTGGAAACCTCAATGAACCAGTAAACATCATTGCTCCGGTTGTCAAGACCATTGCAACCCAAAAGACAAAAAACATCCAGACTGATGGTAGCAAGAGTATTGCAAATCCAAATAAGATTCAGAATGGACGGGATTATCTTGGCAAAGCTGACATTATTCAGCTCAAGGGAATCTATATGTCTGGCAATATGACCACTCCGGCAACAGAGGATGATATTGACATTACTGCCAGATATGAACTTGATGGTGGTCAAAGAGACAACTATTATGGTATTGGTTCTATCATCCTGAAAGCAGGCAATCCGGCCCCTACAGGCCAGTTGCTTGTTCTGTTTGATTACTACACTCATACTACTGGTGACTACTTCTCCGTTGATTCATATGTCGATAACGAATATGATGACAACCCAATATATATCTCACCAGAAACAGGAACAAAATACAATCTTTATGACTGCTTTGACTTCCGACCAAGAATGTCTGATGATGGATCAGGTTTCATGGGTATTGGTGGTTCTATAGGTGAACTTCCACAACCATTCTCTGACATCACAGCAGACTACGAGTTCTATCTTGACCGTATTGACTACCTGTATCTTGATTACCGTGGAGAGTTCAAGGTAGCTGAGGGGGTTCCGGCAATCTATCCGAAACCACCAGAAGTACCAGAAACAGGAATGGTCTTGTATGAGATCAGAATGCCTGCATACACATTCTATCCTTCTGATGTAAACCCAATCTATCGGGACAACAAAAGATATACCATGCATGATATTGGTGATCTGGATAGACGTATCAGCCATCTTGAATATTATACTGCATTGACCATGCTTGAACGTGAGACTGCATCTATGGAAATTCTTGATCAGAATGGTCTCAATCGGTTTAAGAACGGCTTCATTGTTGATCCATTTGACTCTCATGGTGTTGGTGATGCTCTGCATTCTGATTACCAATGTTCTGTTGATCCTCAAGAACGACTCATGAGACCAAAATTTGATGATGAGAATGTTGGCCTTCTTTATGATGAAGGGAGTTCTTCTCATGTACAGAGAACCGGTAGTATCATCACTCTTCCATACACAGAAGTAGGAATCAATGGACAGCTTCAGGCATCCAAATATGAGAATATCAACCCATTTGCATTCCGTAATATCTTTGCGAAGCTGGTATTCAACCCGGATTCCGATGTATGGCATGACAAGAAAACACTTCCAAACTTGATTGTCAATAACTCTGCTAACTATGAAGCTCTCAAATTCATTGCAGATAATGATAAAAGTCTGAATGGTATTGAATGGGGTCGTTGGAATGATGTTGGTGGTAGAAAGAACGTCAAATCAAAAATTTCTTTCAAGACCAAGAAAACCAGAGAAAGCAGAAAGGGCAAAGTTCCTCATAGTCAGGGCTGGTTGAGAGATACTACAACCACAACTACAACGGCTCGGACAACATGGCAACAGGATCAGTCCAGGGCAGGAACAAAGATTACTCATCGTGATGGTGGTACTATCAAGCAAAATCTTGGTACTCGTATCACAGAAGTAAACTACATCCCATATATGAGAAGCATTCCGGTCCTTATCAAGACTAATCAGATGAAGAAGAATACCAAGGTGTATCCGTTCTTCGATGGTGTGGCCATGAGCAAGGAATGTGAGCCACCAGCACCGAAAGATTACTGCACACCAGCAAGTATTATCAAGTGCTCTTCTATCAATGGCAAGTTCCGTACCCAGGACTATAATGAAGAAGTCATTGTCGGCACACAATCTGGTGCAAGAGCTATTGTTGTATTCCAGACAAAATCAACATTGTCTGTGATCAATGTTAGAGGAACATTCGCACCAAATGAGGTTGTGAAAGGTTTCCGTTCTGGCGCACAAGCAACTGTAGAATCCTTTGAGTTGAAACATCTTGGTGATTCGTTATATACCGGTGAGAGTGGAGAAATTGCTCTTATCTGGAATATTCCAAACGATGCAAATATGAAATTCATGACCGGTGAACGTGAATTTGTTCTCAACGATCAAATCACAAATGCCGATCCTGTTCATACCAAAGCATCCGGTATGTTCAAATCCCATGGTATGTCCAGTAAGCAACAGGACACTGTATTGTCTACCAAGACAATCACCTTCGGTAAAGAGACTGTTCGCCAGAACAAGACTGTAAACCGTAAGAATGATGTCAAGCTGGTTACTACCAGAAGAGGCCAGTGGTTTGATCCATTGGCACAGTCTTTTATTGTTCAAGAATCTGGTGGATGTTTCCTTACAAAGATCAATGTATGGTTCCAGAATAAGGACGAAGAAGAACCGGTTGTTTGCCAGATCAGAAATATGGTAAATGGATACCCTTCTGAAATTTTCATGGCAACTACCACAATTCAACCAGAAGATGTCAAAATCTCTGAACGCAAACCGGGAGAACCAACCGAAATTGTATTCCCGGAACCGGTTTATCTGAAAGAGGGTGAATCATACTGTTTCGTACTTCTTCCTGCAGTTGAATCTTCAAATTACACTGTATGGGTAGCAGAAAACGGTAGAATTGATCTAAATAGTGGTGAAATCATCACTGGTAAAGAATCACTTGGTTCTTTGTTCAAATCTCAGAATGCGTCTACCTGGACACCTAATCAGAATGAAGACGTGATGTTCCAGTTGTACAAGGCGAAGTTTGATGTTGGGACAACCGGATTGTGTAGTCTGGTAAACTCCAAGATCGAACCGGATATACTTGAAGAGAATCCTTTTGAGACTCAGCGTGGATCAGACCTTCTTCGTGTATACATTGATGACCATGGCCTTCCAGAAGGCTCTCTTGTCTACATTGAAGGACTTGAAGAAGCAAAAGATTATAATGGCTTCCTTGGGTCTCAGATCAATGGCTTGCATGAAGTATATGACAACGAAGTAGGAAATATTGTCATCAAGATGAATGGTGTATATGCCACAGAAGATGGTATGACCGGTGGTAAAGAGATAAAACTTACCCGGAACTATCAGCTTGACTTGGCAAGACCTGTTGTAAATGAATTGATCCTTCAGGATACAAGCATTGAATGGCAGATTCAAACAACAACCGGACAATCAATATCAGGTTCACAAACTCCATACATCATGCAACCAATGCTTGATTGTGTGAATAATGAGGACTTTGATCTGAGTAAACCGATGTTGGTTGCGTCTCAATACAATGAAGATAAGTTCCTCAAGGGCAAAAAGTCATTACGCATGAACGGTACACTGTTCAGTGATAATGAAAACGTATCTCCGGTAATTGATGCCGCTTCTCTTGACCCGGATGCTGATGAAGATGCAAAGAGTACATCCACACTCATCACCATTGCTAATCGCATTGACTGGCCAGAAATAACACAAATAGCCGTCAATGATGACATCTTCTCTGTCGGCTCAGGTGAAGATGAACTCGTTGTTCATCATGTTGATCATGAGATGGGAACCGGTGCCATGATATATATTGATGGTTTCACAGACACCATTCCAGGAATTACTGAATTTGATCCGAATGGTCTACACGAAATCAGATATGTGGATAAGGACACATACCTCATTGATATGGGACAGTCAACCTCAGCCGGTTATACTGGTGATGGCGGAGGAAATACTACATTATCATACTCAACATCACACTTCAAGTATGTGCCGGAATCAGAAAGTTTCCATTGCTCAACTGCGGCAAGGTACATTACCAAGCAGGTCACTCTGAAAGACCCTGCAGAGAACTTCAAAATTACTTTCGGTGCTGTTCGCCAGCAAGAAGCAGATATTGATGTTTACTACAAGGTTCGTGGACCGTATGAAGCAACTGCATGGAATGAACTGAAGTGGACCCGTATTGATGCTCCTGATGAGAATGTAACCATCTCTGAGACAAACTTTGATTTCAAGGATTACACCTACACAGTAGAAGATATTGAACCATTCAATGCAATAGCAGTGAAACTGGTAATGAAGAGCAAGGATTCCACTCAGGTTCCAATCTTTACCGATTTCCGCTTAGTATGTACCACATAAGGAGATTCATTCAATGAATAAAGTACAGGACTTCTATAAACGAGATGACGGGGTGGTGATCAATACGAACACCACCGAGTATCTTCGAGCAAAGAGAAGAAACTATATAAGAAAGAAGCAAGACGAAATGATTGATGCTCTTGATGATGTGAAAGAGTTGAAACATCAGGTCAAGAAACTTGGCAAGATGCAGAATGATGTGAAAGAAATCAAGAAAATGCTTGATGAGATCATCCATCATCAGCAAGAGAGGAAATAACAAATGTCCGTTATCTTAGTAAATCTTACAGATACGTTTGACGAATGGCGAAAGAAAACAAATGATCTTTCTATCGGCATTGGTGACGTTACCCGTCTTGATTCTGATGAACCTTCCCTGGTACGAGCAATCAATGAGAACTATCGCCATATCGGCAATGTCGCAGTGCTCACCACAGACGATAATGGCAATCTGGTAGGTGCAATCAATGAGGTTGATTACAATACCGACATAAACACTATAAACATTGGTGATCTCACTACCTTAGATACGGCTGATAAGTCAAATCTTGTTGGTGCTATCAATGAGAATGTATCTCATATTGGTAACTTGACTATCCTCAAGACTGCAGAGAAAACAAATCTTGTTGGGGCAATCAACGAAGTCTATGATGACATTCAGGATATACTAACAACCATAGGGGATATGACATCCCTCACTACCGACAACAAGACAACTCTTGTCGGTGCCATCAACGAACTGGATGCTCATACGGATGCCAACGCAAACAGTATCTATGACATTCGAGTTCTTATCGGTGATCTTACTCTGCTGGTAACAACAGATAAGAGCAGTGTAGTGAATGCCATAAATGAGGTCAAAACACAGGCTGTTTCCAATTCTAATCACATTGGGGACATGAACCTCAATACCAATGCAAATAACCTCACAGATGCCATAAATGAGCTTTATGGGGGTAATACGAACATTGGTGACTTGGCAGACCTCACAACAGACGAAAAAGGGTCCATTGTTGGTGCAATCAATGAGGTTGATAATCATGCTGATGTGAATGCCGGTAATATTGGAGACCTGAATGATCTTGAAACAGACAATAAGGATAATCTCGTGAAGGCAATCAATGAAGCAATGGAAATGAGCATGGCCTTTGCAATAACTCTCGGATAACAGATGACTGATTATTCCCTCACATTTGACTATGTAACATACTCTGATCTCACAAGAGTAATATGTGACTATAATACCACACAATCTGACGAAGTTACGTTTGGTGATAGTTCCAGTGCATTCTATGTGTTTTCAGTAACAGCTATCCCGGATACCGCAGTATTTGGCGATATGGTAGAGGGATGTATTGATATTCATACCACAAAAGTTCTTGATGAGGTCTTTTCTGTCCATGATAGCTCATTCGCCATTGGGATATACAGACCAAATGCCAGAGATCAAGTTGATTTCTCTGACAGTGTGGTATCATATCTTCAAACATCTGGCAGATCAAGTGATCCTATTCGTATTAGAACAAAGACTGATGCATTCGTCACATACCCTACAGAGACAGAATCACAGGCAGACTTTTATGATTCTTGTATGTCCATTCTTGACATTCACAGTGCAAGAGACTTCAAGAATGCCGTGGGAAGTTTGGTAGGAACCTCTGAAGAGACATTATACACAGTATCTTCTCCGGCAAGGGAAGCTACGGTGATCAATATATCTCTCTGTAACCGGATAACATCAGACATCACAGCAGATGTCATCCTCAATATAGGTGGGAATGATACATACTTACTTCAAGATATGCCGATTCCTGCGTCACAATCTTTCGTTATAAATAATAGTACAGAATCTTCTATTGAACTGAAACCCGGTGATTATCTGAAGGTTTGTGCGGACACGGATGGTTCATTGGATGTTTATGTGGCACTAATGGAAAAAACAATAAGGTAACAACAATGATAGAGTTCAAAAATAGTTCAGCAAGTGGTATCGGTACAGGATTCACCGATGTCTATACATGCCCAGGAACAGCCAAATCCGCAATAGTGTTTGGTATGTCTGTGGCAAATATGCTTAGTACAGGTAATGCAATCACAATAGAATCCCGTGTGGAAGATTTATCAGCAACAACATATGTTCATATCGTTGCACCCGGTACACCAATTGATCCAGGGTCTTCCCTGGTAATCGCAGGCGGAGTTCAAAAGATTGTCCTTGAACCCGGTGATAAGATTCAGGTATCCAGCTCAGATAGTAGCAGTGCCGATGTAATGCTTTCAATTCTTGAAATATCATAAGAGGTAAACAATGCCGTATTTAGGAAATAGCCCTCAACTTCAGGGCGCATACGATAAAGCAGATGACTTTTCCAGCTCCTTTGATGGGACTGCAACAACATTTGCAATCACTGTAAATTCCGAAGCAAGAGCCATAGGAAAGGCGACAAATCTTGTTGTTGCTCTCAATAACAGTATCCAAGAACCAGATGTCGATTATACGGTATCAGGATCAAACATCACCTTTGCAACAGCTCCGGCCAGTGGTGTGAAATGCTTCATTACCATTCTTGGTGATGTGTTCAAGGCTCCGGCCACAGGCAATACTGACCTGAACAGCCTTACTGATGTTGCTGTAGGTTCACCTGTAGACGATCAGGTACTTACTTATCAGGCAGGAAGTTGGATAAACAAAGCCGCAGGGACCAGCTTCATTAGCAATAATGATGATGTTGATACCACTTCCGCAGTTGCCAATGACAAACTCAAATTTGACGGCACTCAGTGGGGTCCAGAAGCGGATAATCTTGGTACTATCAATGATGTTGATATGTCCACATCACCTACAGATTTGCAAATTCTCACATGGGATGATGCAAATAGTGCATGGATTCCCATGG